TATTCATACCACAATCCGCTCCGTGTTCCTTCTGTGATCCCTTTCCGTTTCCCAGCCAGGCTCACGTCTTGGCACGGGAAGCCTCCGCACAGCACATCCGGGTGAGGCAAATTCTCTCCTCGCAAATTCCTGACGTCCTCATAAATGGGAAGGCCAGGCCAATGCCGCCGTAGTACCGAACGACAAAACGGGTCCACTTCACAGAAAAAACGGTGTTCCATCCCGGCCCATTCCAAACCGAGATCACACAGTCCCGCCCCGGAAAACAGGCTACCGACTGTCAACCTTTCTTTCATCAAAGCTCCTGTGGCCGTCTGGCGACTCGGAGCCGGGGATCGCATCCCTCACATGATTCATAGTTCCGCAACGGGGACACTTTATGGTCAAATCGAGCGCCATCCCCTTCGCGAGCATCTTGTTACAAACACCACAACGAATCTCTTTTTCCGTCCCTCGCATTGAAAATCCTGTCTTGCGCCCCAAACTATCCGCTGATATCTGTTGTGCGCTCGTTAGAGCACAACACTGGCGGATACTCCGCACGATG